CTTTTAGTGGAATTAATACCTCCTCTCATTATCTTACAATAGAAAATCAAGAGTTTAACCGTAAGATGACCATAAAAGAAGAAATTAAAGCCATACAAGAACAAATAGAAAGAGACAAAGAAAATACAACGTTGGCTAGATTTATACGTAATTTAGAATCTAGAATATATGCACAATTATCAAGACAGTTGGTAGAAAATTTGTTTGGGGAAACACCAAGCACAGAGGGGACACTAACATTAGAGGGCAACACCATCAAATATAGTATTAAAGATGGCGTTATAACTTTAATTATTACGGACGAAAACGGAAATGTCACTGAAATACAGCTGCCTATTGGTAATTTTAGCTTCTAGTTGTAGTTTAAACCCTGTTGTAAACAATTTAGAAGATGGTAAATCCTTACCGCGTGTTCTACAAATACAGTCAAAAGAATTACTTAAAGTTGACCAACCAAAAATACCTATAGTAGTTGCAGTTTATCCAAACGGATTTACAGACCAAACAGGACAAAGAAAAAGTAACAGCGAATTTGCATTATTTTCTTCTGCAATCACACAAGCACCAAGTCATTTGCTTATAAGAACATTAAAACATACTGCTAATGGTAAGTTTTTTAGAGTTGCTGAAAGAGTTGGCTTGGACAATTTAACTAAAGAAAGACAACTCATACGTTCTGCTAGAGAACAAAACGAACAAACTGATGGCCCAAAACCAATTATGCCTTTACTTTTTGCAGGCGTGCTTATGGAGGGTGCTGTAATAGGATATGACACAAACATAAAAAGCGGCGGTATTGGAGCTAGGTATCTTTCTATTGGAAGCAGCAAACAATATCGTGTAGATAATATTACAGTTGCTTTACGCATGGTTTCTATTGCTACAGGCGAAGTTTTGATAGATGTATTAGTTAGCAAACAGATATATAGCTATGGGCAATCACAAGATGTATTTAGATTTATAGAAGCCGGCACAGAGCTTGTTGAGATAGAAATGGGTGATGCAGAAAACGAACCAACAACATTAGCGCTGCAAAGGGCTATTGAGGAGTCAGTTTTGCAAATTGTAAAAATAGGTTATGATAAAGGATTCTGGGAGAAAAAAGATGATGAAACTAATTAGTTTATTGTTTATCTCTACATTAGTATTTGCAGCAGATAATGAAATATATGTAGACCAAAGCGGTGCCACCGCTAATATAGATTTAGAACAACTTGGTTCTGGAAATATTATTGGTGGTTTAAATTCTTCAGCAGGTAGTTTAACTGCTTTAGATTTAGATGGTATTACTATGACGCTAGATATAAATCAAATAGGCGATACAAACAAATTTCTTGGTGATATATTAGGAGATTCTATAACGGGTTTTTTTGAATTTGATGGCGATAGTAATACTTTTACTATTCAAGGCGACCCTACTAATACTTATGGTATTGATAATTCAAATTATAATGTAGATGTTACAGGTAGTTCTAATACATTTACTTTAGACCATGGCACAAGTGCTTTAGCAGCAACTCTTGATTTAGATTGGATTATACAAGGTGATAGTAATACATTTGACTTTGATATTAATTATGATGGCGGCACTTCTTATGTCGATGTTGATGGTGATAGTAACACAGTGAACTTTACAGGCTCTGGGTATGCTGGTGGTTATTTTTATTTAGACCAAGCAGGTAACAGCAGAACATTTAATATTACACAAGCAAGCACCCAAGATAATGACTGGCTTAAAATTTTATCTATTGGCAATAATGGTACTGTGTGCGTCATTCAAAACGACCAAGGCACAAGCACAAGTTGCTGATATTGGAGATATATCTGAACTAAATGGTTCAGCACAAATTGTAAGAGATAAACCTTACGAAGCTAATTTAAAGTTTGCTATACAAAGTAATGATGAAGCTATAACTAAAAATGGTCGTATGGCTATTACATTTTTAGATGATTCAACTGTAAAACTTACTGAGCATAGTCAGTTACTTATTGATGAATATATTTATGACCCTGACCCTAGTAAAGCAAAAATGGCTCTTACTTTTGGTCTTGGAACAGCAAGGTTTATTACTGGCAATCTAAATCGTATAGATAAACAGAACATATCTTTAAAAACACCTACAGCTAACATAGCAATACGTGGGACTGATTTTACGGCTACAGTTGACGAATTGGGACGTAGCCTTATTATTTTATTACCAGACGCTCTAGGGCTTTCTAGTGGCGAAATAGAGGTAGTTACAGCTACAGGAAGTGTTTTATTAAATAAACCATATGAAGCTACTACCGTAGATGTATTTGAGAACTCACCTACTAAACCTGTAATATTAGATTTAACATTAGATATTATAGATAATATGTTAATTGTTACGCCACCTAAAGAAGAAGATATTGCACAAGAAGAAACAGCAACAACTAAAACAGTTAATTTATTAGATTTTAACGATTTAGATATAGACTATCTTGCAGAAGATTTTTTAGATGATAACAGTCTAGAATTTACTGAGTTAGATATAAATTATCTTGATGTTAATTTTTTGGAAGATTTACTAGACGTATTAGATGCCTTAGCTATTGAAAAAGAAGAAGACCAACTGACTGCAGTTACGAGCGTAAATATTACAGGCACATTAATAGGACAAGACTCAAACACACAAATTACAACAATTGTTACAGGGCAAACTATTAGCTTACGCAGAAAAGTAAGTGAATCAGCACAGGTAGACCTTGTATCTGGAAATGGTTATACAGTAATCCTAATACAAGATGGCGTATCAAATGTTGTTAAAATTAATGGTGGTGGTGATTCAGTCATAACAATAAGACAAAGCAGCGGATGAAAAAACTTATAATTATTATATTGCCTGTATTATGCTTACCTTTAATATTTAAAAGCATACCAACAGAAATATTAAAACTTAAAGTGTATGACACTTTTATAAAAACACCAGCATCATCTGGTAATTTTGTCATTCTTAATATTACAGAAGAAGATGTGGAAAAAGAAGGAGGCTGGCCTTTTCCTAGACAGAGATTAGCTGAGATACAAATAGAATTACTTAACAAAGGTGCTATAGGTGTTGGTTGGGTAATAAGTTTTCCACAACCAGATAGAATGGGTGGAGACAATATTTTTTCAGAAAGTTTGTCTTATTCTCCCTCCGTTATAGCAATGTTTGAAGATGGTAAGGGTAATTATCCAGCCTCACCAGGCACGGTTTTATTAGGTGAATATAATAATGGTATAATTTCTACGGGAGTAAAAGCAAACCTACCTCAGTATTCCAACCACACTTTACAGGGTTTGGCTATTGCTCCCACTGATATTGACCAACTTGTAAGAAGAATACCTCTTTTAGTAAAAACACCTAACAACGATTGGATTCCTAGTTTCGGTACACAAATATACAAAGCATTATTTGGTGTAAAAACTTATATTATAAAAACTAATGATAATGGTATACAGGAAATATCAATACGAGGAATACCGCCAGTTAAAACAGATAGTTTTGGTCGTAAATGGATAAGTTGGGTAGATACACCACAAACTGATTTGCAGGAGATGAATGTGAATGGAAAGTTTGTTTTTGTAGGTGTTACTGCAAATGGCGTATTTCCTCAAATAGCTACACCCGTTGGGTTGCTTGAACCACATAAAATACAAGCAGCATTAGCGGAATCTATACTTATACAAAATAGTCCTTTTATACCTGACTATGCTCTTGCTGTTGAATTACTTAGTTTGTGCATTTTTGTAAGTTTAGTTTGGTTTGCATTGCATTTATTAGGTATAACTTGGGGTATAGCAATAGCTACAATAATTATGATAATTACATCATTAGGCGGATATTTTTTAATACAAAAAGGATTGTTGATAGATGTTTCGTGGACATTAATATCAGAATTTATTACAGGTTCTGTTGCATTTTATTTAAGATTTAGACAGCAATACAAACTTAGACAACAAATAAAAAAACAATTTGAACATTACCTAGACCCAAGACAAGTTAAAAAATTACAAGATAATCCAGAATCTTTAGTGCTTGGTGGAGAGCGTAGATATTGCACATTTCTATTCAGTGATGTCAGAGGTTTTACTGCTATGTCAGAAAAACTGGAGCCAGAAGAAGTAACTAAAATTATGAACAAAGCTTTAACCATACAAGCTGATGCAGTAAAAAAATACGGTGGTATGGTAGATAAATATATTGGCGATGCAATGATGGCCATATTTAATGCACCGATAGATTTACCAAATCACGAAACTGTAGCAGTGTTATGTGCTGAAGAAATACAAGATAATATTAAAAAAGCTAATCTTGGTATTGAGATAGGTCTTGGAGTAAACACTGGATATGCAGTTATAGGTAATATGGGTAGCGATACAAGATTTGATTACTCGGCCATAGGTGATGCTGTAAATTTAGCTGCAAGATTAGAAAGCTCAACAAAGGAAGTTGGAGAAGATATTGTTATAGGTTATGATACTATCAGTGCAAAAAACTTTAGCAACGAGTTGTTATTAAAAGAACTTAATAGTATCTTTGTTAAAGGAAAAGAAAAGCCAATAAAAATATATACGTTACAAAATGGTTAATAAAAAAATGACAGCAGAGGATGTAGCAGAAAGACTTACAAAGTTAGAAACAATTTCACATGAACGTTGGAAAACTGCTTTTAATGAATTTTCTGATATAAAACAACAAATTACATACATTAATTCAACTATAAAAGCAGCTACTTTTGGCGTTTTTGGATTTATTGGTGCTATAGGTATAGCTGTATTAACGAGGTTTTTAATATGAAAGCATTATTTAAAAATATTGTAGGAGCAGTAGCACCTACTTTAGGCACGGCATTAGGCGGACCGATGGGAGGTATGGCTGCAAACATGATTTCTGAAGTATTAGGCGTTCCTAACAACCAAAAATCAATAGAAACGGCAATACAAAACGCTACTCCTGAACAAATGTTAGAACTTAAAAAAGCTGAAAAACAGTTTGAGATACAAATGAAAGAACTTGATGTTGATATATTTGAATTAGAAGTTGCTGATAAACAACATGCCAGAGGCATGTTTAGTAAAGATTGGACTGCTCGTATTATTGGATTGTTTACTATTGGTGGATTTTTAGGGTATATATTCTTAGTTACTTTACAGCCACCAGAACAAAATAGCGAGGCTTTAATAAATCTTGTTTTAGGTTATCTAGGAGGATTAGCAAGTGCAATTATTTCGTTTTATTTCGGAGCATCTCATACCCCCGACAAAGGAGAGTAAAATGCAAACATCAAAAGAGGGCATAGCTCTCATAAAAAAATTTGAAGGTTGCAAATTAGAAAGCTATAAATGCGCTGCTGGCGTTTGGACAATAGGTTATGGCTCCACTGATGGTATATCAGAAGGCATGTCTATATCGCAAGAAAGGGCTGACATGTTATTACTGGAAGATATACAAAAATTTGAAGACGCAGTAAATGATTTAGTTGAAGTGGACTTGCAACAAAATCAATTTGACGCTTTAGTTTCTTGGACTTTTAATTTAGGGCCAACTAATTTAAAAAACTCAACACTGCTTAAAGTTTTAAATAGTACACATGTCGATTGGGCAGACATACCATATCAAATTCAAAGATGGAATAAAGCTGGTGGAAAAGTTTTAGAAGGTCTTGTCCGCAGAAGAGAAGCAGAAGCTTTATTGTTTGAGGGAAAAGAGTGGCATGAGGTGTAAATATGCCATTAAGTAAATTTGTTTTCAAACCAGGAATAAATAGAGAAGGAACCTCTTATGATAACACTGGAGGTTGGTTTGACGTTAATTTAGTAAGATTTAGAAAAGGCAGACCTGAAAAATTTGGAGGATGGTCTAAAGAAACCTCCAATACGTATCTAGGTAAAGCTAGAGCCTTGCATGGCTGGAACTCATTAGAGGGTAGTAAATTTTTAGGTCTAGGCACAACTTTTAAATACTACATCAAAGAAGGTGCTTCTTTTTCAGACATCACTCCAATAAGATTAACAACATCTGCTGGCGATGTTACATTTGCAAAAGTTGCTAATAGCGACGCTACAATTACTGTAACCGATACCGCGCATGGAGCGGTAAAAAATGATTTTGTAACATTTAGTGGTGCTTCTTCATTAGGCGGTAACATAACTGCCACCGTACTTAATCAAGAGTATCAAATAGCAACCATAGTAAACGCAAATAGTTACACTATAGAAGCAAAAGATACATCTGGTACTACAGTATTAGCTAATTCTTCAGATACCGGTAATGGTGGTTCCTCTGTTGTAGGCACATATCAAATCAATGTAGGGCTTGATGATTTTATAACAGGAACTGGATGGGGTGCTGGTACTTGGGGCGAAGGCACCTTTGGTTCAGCTACATCATTGTCTGAAACCAACCAATTAAGATTGTGGACGCATGATAACTTTGGAGAAAATATAATAATAAATCCCAGAGCTGGAGGCATTTACAGGTGGGTTGAAAATAATGGTTTAAACACAAGAGCATTAGAACTTTCACAAGTAAGTGGTGCTAATTTAGTGCCTACCAAAGGTTTACAAGTTATTACATCGGAAATTGATAGACATTTGATAGTATTAGGAGCCGACCCTATATCATCTGGTACAAGAACAGGAACAGCAGACCCTATGTTAGTTGCTTTTAGCGACCAGGAAAATGAACTTGAGTTTGAGCCATTAATTACAAATACTGCTGGAAGTCTCAGACTATCTTCAGGCTCTTCAATTATAGGTGCTACAAAATCAAGACAAGAAATTTTAATATGGACAGATACTGCTTTGTATAGCATGCAATTTGTGGGACCACCTTTTACTTTTGCTTTAAATTTAATTAATGAGGGAACTGGTTTGATAGGTCCTAAAGCTGCCATAACAACAGCTTCTGCAATTTATTGGATGTCAGCAACAAATTTTTATATATATACCGGTTCTGTAAAAAAAATACCATGTTCCGTACATAATTTTGTGTATGGAGATATAAATTTTACACAATCTTTTAAATTTCATGGCTTTTCCATAACAGAAAAATCAGAAGTTGGTTGGTTTTATTGCTCATCTTCATCAAGCGAAATAGATAGATATGTTATTTATAATTATGAAGATAATATATGGTATTACGGACAGCTTGAAAGACATGCGTGGCTAGATACTGGTATAGAAGATTATCCTAGAGCAACATTTAACAATCATTTGTTTGAACAAGAAACTGGTTTTAATGATGATGGAAATCCTATGACAGGAGTTTTTATTGAAAGTTCAGACATAGAATTATCTGAAGGCAATCAATTTACATACATACAAAGAATGTTCCCTGATTTTAAATTTTTATCAAATGAAAGCGGTGGTAAAGTTAATGTGGTTATTAAAACCAGAAACAATCCAGGTGAATCACTATCAATAAGTTCAACAAATTCTATAGCATCTACTACAGGACAAGTAAACTTAAGAACTAGAACAAGACAGGCAGTTATTAGAGTTGAATCAGATGACGATGACGTAAATGGTAATGATAGCGTAGGTTGGAGGCTTGGAGCTACTAGGCTAGATATAAAGCCTGACGGACGTAGATAATGGCAAAACTTTTACCTACAAGCTTGCCACTTGCGCAAAACGAGGTAACTGGTGAAATTTTTAATAGATTAGTTCGTATAATTGAGTTAAACTTAGGACAGTTTGACCCAAATCGAACACCGCAATTCAATGAAACAGAAATTGCGCAATTAAACTTTTTACAGGGTGATGTAATTTGGAACACCTCTGCAGGAGTATTGCAAGTCTACGTAGGAAATAAATGGCTGCAACTGCATGTTCCTAACACCCCTAATAATGGTTTTGAAGCTACGGCTTCTTTAGGCGCTGTTTCTGTTGTGAACAAAGGTGATATAGCAGTAAATATAACGGTAGCCTAATAACTTAGGAATATTTATATGTTAGCTAAAAAACAAATTACTGATGAATATAAATTAAAAAATATTATACTAGGTTATCCTTCTGATTGGTTTGTAAATAAAAAAACTCTTAATTTAGCAAAGAAATCTTTGCCAAACATTGTAAAATTTTACAAAAGTATGGGTATTGAAAACCCTGAAAAATCACCATTAGCAAAAATTATAAAAGAACCATTAAAAGATGTATATACTGCACCTTTGTTTTCAAATAATTTTTGTAAAATCTTATTAGATGAAATACAAAATATGGAAAAATATTTTAATTTTGCACCAAATCCAGAAGAAGACAAATTAAGACAAATACCAGAAATAGTTTTAAACGAAAAATGTCCAGAACTATATCAGTCACTTATGAATGTAGTAGATTCTTTTATAAATCCTATATTATTAACTATATGGAACAGGCATGTAACCGGCGGTAATATACAAATTGCTAATTATAATTTAAAAGATAAACAACAAGGTGCTTGGCATCACGACGCAAGCTCTGATGTAAGCATTGTAGTTCCTTTAAATACCGGAGACTACGAAGGAGGCGGTACTGAATTTTGGAAAAAAGGCGTAATAAAGCCTTTGCCAACAGGTAATGGTTTGATATTTCCTAGCTATACACATATGCACAGAGGACTACCAGTTTACAAGGGTGATAGATATTTGTTAGTTTTTTGGTTAACATCTATAGATAGAGATATTAACACTGAACAAAATTGCAGGTAAAATTAAGATATGAACAAAATAGATAACAGTGGAATGGGTATAGCAGCACTAGGACGTGATGGCGATAAATTTATGGCCCATGTAACTACAGGAGAAATGGTAGTACCTCCTGTAATTAATGAAGAAACAAAACAAAGAATTATAAAAGAGATGAGAGCTGCTGGATTAAATCCAAATGAATACACAGTAGGCGGCGGTATGTCTATTAATCCAATTACAGGTATGCCTGAATTTGGCTTTCTTAAAAAAGCTTTTAAATCAATTAAAAAAGTAGTA